TTTATTGGGACGCTTCTGGGAATGTGGGTATTGGGACAACAACCCTTGGCTCAAACGATTTTCTTGTAAGCGAGAGCAAACCGGCGGGCAATGTACAAGCGAACATTGTAAACACAGATACAGGCGGGACATCTGGGAGTTATGTTTTTGCCAGTCAAGGAGCTGTTCAGACACTGCTTAGTAGTTATGGAAACTCTTTAGGTCAGACAGGGACGGCAACGGGGTCAAATCACCCTTTTATATTTTTGACCAATGGCGTAGAGCGTGGGCGTTTTGATACCAGCGGAAATTTTCTTTTTAATTCAGGTTATGGATCAGTTGCACCAGCCTATGGCTGCAGGGCATGGGTTAACTTTAATGGTCAAGGAACGGTAGCTATTAGGGGGAGCGGGAATGTGTCTAGTATCACTGATAATGGAACTGGTGATTACACCGTAAACTTCCAAAACGCGATGCCTAATGCAAATTATTCTGTAGTTGCTGCGGCGGAAAGACACAACGACCAACTAGGTTCTGGGGCATTTTCTACCTCGAACGTTAACGTTTGGTGTCGCAATAATTTTGATGCTGCGTACGATCCAATATATTTCTGTGTTGCTATTTTTAGGTAAGGAATAAAAATTTATGGCTCAATGCATTATTTACCAAAACGACAATAACGGGGTTGCTGTAATTTACCCAGCACCCGAAGCTTTGGCGCAATATAGTATGCAAGCCATTGCGGAAAAAGACGTGCCGGAAGGTAAGCCGTTTAAGATTATTGACGTTGCCGACCTTCCTGCCCGCAATACCCGCGCTTTATGGGAAGTCAACGCCGCTGATTTAACTGACGGTGTTGGCGCACCGGGACAGAGTTTTTAGGGGAATTTATGAGCATCGTCACGGTTAATCCTAATCGAGTTTTCACCATCACTGGCCCCACCGTCGCCGCCCCTGCTGGCGTAACGGTAAACCTTCCTGACCAGTCCCTGCCAGTAACCTACACATGGGACGGCACAGAATGGGTTGCTGACCTTGCCGCCCTACGCACAGCGCGTCTGGCGTTGATACGGGCGCATAGAAACGCCTTATACGATTATTGCAACGTCGCCACGGCAAAGGGCAATAATAAGAGGAATCGGGGATTGGAACGCCAAGCGGGGGAATGGAACACTAAATTAGATGACGTGCCGCAAGTGGCAATTCCTGCGCTGGACGCGCTTACCACGGCGGCAGAAATTGCAGCCTACGCCCCCGATTACACGCCCCCGGCGTATGTTTATGTGGTTTCTGCCGTGCAGTTTTTCACCGTATTGCAAGAGAACGGTTACGTCACCGCCGAGCAAGCCGCTAACCGTGCGCTCCTTCCTGCGGCGTTGGCAACGGCGTTTGATTCGCTTACACCCCCAAACGATGGACTTGCACGGGGTAAATGGGCTAATTTCACCGAGGTTGCGGAAGATGAAGCCCTTGTTCCTTTAGTGTCTGCTGCTCTTGGTGTTGCCCCGGAAGATGTGCATGATTTCTTTGTCGCAGCCTTTGCCATTGTATGATAAACTTTAACTACTAATAGGAGGATACTATGCCTTTATTTTCACAATGGGTTAACCCAATATACAAAGCAGGAGCACATGCCACTGGCCCTGCAATAGGGGCTAGAGCGGTAACTCCTAATGATGGAGCCGATCTGCCTTTTTCTCCAGCAAGACGGTTATATGTTGGGACAGGGGGTAACGTATCTGTTGTATATGAACCCGGGAGTACCGCAGTAACTTATGTTAATGTACCGTCTGGTTTTGTATTTGGAGGATTTATTACTCGCGTCAATTCAACTGGAACCACGGCGACAAACATAATTGCGGAATATTAACATGCCTTTTCTTGGAATGTCCGGCATGAGCATAGAAAGAGATTCGGTTTACCCTGCTCCCGTGCTTGGGCAGCTTTCTGTGTCTCCAGCCGCTGCTTATAGCCTACGCCGTTTGTCAGCATCTGCCACTAAAGCTATTCAAGTTAGACGAAGCAGCGACAATACTACGTTAGATATAGGTTTTGTTGGTTCTAATTTAAATGTGGCAGCCTTGTTAGCTTTTGTTGGAGCAGGCAATGGTTTTGTCACTACATGGTATGATCAAGTAGGAAGCGTTAATGCAACGCAAGCGACGGCTTTGTCCCAACCAAGAATTGTAAATGGTGGAACCATTGTTGTTGATAGTGGAATGCCTGCGATTGAATTTCTTGGGACACAAGATTTTTCTTTTACATTTTCGCATTCAGGAACTTTATCTTTAGGATGTGTGGGACGATCAACTTTTGCAAATAATTCGGGGTTTTTACAAATTGGTCTTGCTAATACTTTGGGATCACTTTTTATAGAAGCTAACTTTCTTAAAGCAAGAGGGCTTGCAGTGCCAATTCCAACCGGTGATGCAACCATAGCATATACCGCCAATGAAAAAATACAAACTTCCGCCACATATCAAACTGGCAGTATAATAATTTGGAAAAATGGCGTTATTGGGACATCATCAACAGGAACATTAAATAGTGCCGTTTCTCAATCGTCAACGCTGGGGTCTTTAGGTGGAGGAATTTATAATTTTGTTGGAACAATTCAAGAAATTGTTTTGTTTAATTCAATACTTTCCGCCTCTAACCGCCAAACACTAGAGCGCAACCAAGGAGCGTATTATGCTATATCTGTTGCTTAACACTACTGATTTCAATTATGCAAAAAATATTAGCAAGGCGTTATGGTTGATTGCCAGGCCATCAAACGGAGCTGTGACTCAATTTTACGCACCAGTAATTCAAAAACACAACGGCACAGCTCTTGCATTGGGGTTTTCCAATATTGCAGACCTTAAAGTTGATGCAAGTGTCAACCCATCAGCCGCAACCGCTTTGATGACTACAATTACAGGAGCTGAATCAACTGCGTTGCAAAATGCCATTACAGCGGCAATAGGAACTTATATTAATTCTCTTACAATTATGCCTGCTAGCTTAGGAACTACAACGCAGACAATGGCTCAACTTCAAGCAGCAAATTGGTTTCCTCCATTATGACCACCCTATGGACTACCGTCACAAAAGAACTGGGCAGACCAGATGACCAAGGCCGTGACTGGTACACATGGTCTTTAAACCAGCTTGGTCATTTTGGACTTGGTGTCGTCGGCATGATGAATTTTAACATCACCGTGGTGCTTATGTTTGCCATCGGCAAGGAAGTTTACGATCTTTATCAAGGAGGCAAATGGAGGGATAGTGTAACAGATATTACTTTTTGGAGCATCGGGGCTTTCTTTATTACTGCGCCCGGCTTTTTAACTGTATTGCTCTGTATTATTCTACTAATCGGCGTTTATAAACGGTTTAAGGAGGCAAAACGTGGTTGAAGTTGTGCACCTTGAGCGCATTACGCGCACCGAAACATTGATCACCGAGCAAGGCAAAACGCTGGATAAAATCGAAAAACGCCTTGATGAGATTGACGACAAGATGGATAGTATGGCCACGGCAGAATCTGTAAAGGACTTGCGTATTGAAATTCTTAAACTAGAAAATTCTTTTACGGAAAAATTTTTACCTAAATTATTATCTGAACAAGCAAAACAAGACGATGCTATTCGTTTATTGCAAGACAGGCAGCGTATTGCTTATTGGGCAAGCATTGTTTCTCTATGTTTATCAACAATACTTTTACTTGTCGGCACAATGAGTTTAAAGTATGCACATAAAATAGGCACGGCTGTTGGCACTGCCGCTAATAGTTTTTTGCCGCAATAAGGAGAAAATTATGTCACGCGCAAACGGCGGTCACAAAGCACCCCCTAAATCAATGGCAGGACGGCTAGGCGAGAATAAGAAGCCCGCCCCAGTCAAGAAGCCCGGCAAAAAGTCTTAATGCTGCACCTGGTTGCTCTTGCCGGATTGTTTTTGCCTCACTTGGCAGACTTTCTCGGTGAGGGCACTTCAGACGTTTACTTCTTAGGTATTTTGGTGACTCTATGCGCTTTATCCTTGGCAGGAGCGTGTGGAGTCACCAAAGTGCGACACAGGATATTAAGCGCGGCAATCGCGTTAATGGCTGTAGTATGGGTTGCAGACCAGCTTGTAGGGATGGTTTTTGGTGTCTCTATCTACCACCCTTGGTGGGCCATTATTGAGACAACGATCCTAGCCCTGATAGGTTTAAATTCGATTGTACGCTCTGGCCGCGAGCAATCCGATTGTGTGGCCTATTACAAGACACCCACGACGTTTCTAGACGTGCTGGCGTGCCTTTTAGGCGGCGATCTTAAACAGACGTGCATTGAGATAGACGGGCGGTTTTATGGGTTTCGCAATGGATTTTGCAATGAGATAAACGGTTTTGATGTTAAACGAGGCTTTGAGGTGCGCTTTATCTCGCGTGCTAAAGCGGAGAAAATCCGCGCCAATAAAGGCAAGCCGTGGAGACCTTGGAGGAACTGCGTATGGTGTCTACTATAGCCAATGATAACGGCGGCAATGTGGTGAGTCTTGAAGACTACCGCGAGCCGATAGATACCCGCGCAATGGAGTTTTTTGATGCTCTTGCGGATGAGTATTTAAATAAGGAAGTGCTGCTGATAAAAGCGGTTGTTATGTACAAAGATGAAAAAAATATATTGAGCGTCAAAAATTACAAATTGGATTAATATATGGCCAGTCGTAAAATCGAAGACCTACACCCAGATCTACAGCCGCTGTGCCGGGCTTTTCTGGCGCAAGCGGAGGAGCAAAACATTGACGTGCTCATCACTTGCACCTACCGCAGCAACGCCGAGCAGGACGCGCTCTATGCCCAAGGGCGGACAACGCCTGGGCGCATCGTGACGAGAGCCAAGGCCGGGCAGTCGGCGCACAATTTCACGCTGAACGGCCAGCCCGCAGCGAAAGCCTTTGACGTGGTGCCCCTTGTGGACGGCAAACCTCAATGGGACGCTGGTCATCCCGCATGGCAGGAATTAGGTAAAATTGGTATGGGACTTGGCCTGAATTGGTACGGCGCGCCGGGGTCAAGGTTTGTTGAGTTTCCCCACTTCCAAATGAAAGGTTAGGACAATGGCGATTGATCCCATCGGTGCAGTAATAGACCTTGTAAACTCGGCGGTCACGCGCATCTGGCCGGACGCCACAGAAGAACAGAAAAACAAGCTGCAAGCCGAATTAGCAGCGGCCCAACTTAGGATGTCGGCCATACTTGCGGAAGCTCAATCTAGCGATCCGTGGACTTCGAGGGCGCGGCCTAGCTTCCTCTATATTATCTATTTGCTTATTCTCACAAGCCTTCCCATGGCCGTTTTGTTTGCGTTTAAGCCTGATGTTGCCAACAATGTCATTCAAGGCTTCCACAATTGGCTTGCGGCCATCCCTGACAGTTACCTGCAATTATTTGGCGTTGGGTATCTGGGCTACACTGGTGGGCGTAGTTGGGAAAAGATCAAGGGCGTGAGCAAATAAATTGCAATCAATCCCATAAACGGTTATACTGTTTTATATGGGAAAAATTGTAAGTTTGATTGGATTAAAATTTAATCGCCTTTTGGTAGTTGATAAAGTTAAGGCATTGTCAAAAGCTTCTGCTTACTGGCAATGTTTATGTGATTGCGGAGAAATAACTGTTGTCGCTGGGTGCAAACTTAAAACGGGAGCCACAAAATCATGTGGTTGTTATAGAAAGACAGTTTTCACTAATTATAAACACGGCCAAGCCAATAAAACAAAGACTTATAAAACATGGAAATTAATGCGCTCTCGTTGTTATACGAAAACGGCCGATAATTACAAATGGTATGGCGGGGAAGGGATAACTGTTTGTGAAAGATGGTCAGATTATACCAATTTTTTAAATGATATGGGCGAACGTCCTATTGGAAAAACCATAGACAGAATAGACACCAAACAAGGTTATTTTAAAGAAAACTGTCGTTGGGCAACCCCCAAGGAACAAGCTGAAAATAATTCAGGTTGCTTTAAAAAGCACAGTGCCCTCGGTCATAAATGAGAACTTTTGAAAAATATAAAGGCGTGGGGAGGTAGCATAAAAACCAGCCAAGCTAGGAGGGCGGCAGAGGGGGCGATGTACTGGAACATGCAGAACAATTAGGTTTCTCCAAAGACAAAAAACTTTCATTGCTGGGCACGTCCTTATCGCATTTTGTCCATACCAAAACAATACCTCGGTGTGCTTCTGTGCTTTCACAGGAATGTAAAACGCCGCGGTTGTCTTCATAAATGTGGTTCATGTAAAATCCTTTACAAGGAAATTTCTTTATGGTTGTATTGCGTTAAGTTTTTAGCCTATCGGCGTGGAACCTATAGAGGCTTCGGTCGTATGAGCCAGCATAGCAAATCAGCGATCATTTTCTTTCAGGCAGATGGGGCGATGTATTGGGGTTAGCAAAAAAACTTTTTTACTTTGTCCCAAAAAGATTCATGTTTAAAATACACAAGCTTAAATGGATCAGAATGCTTTGCTAAATACTGTTTTTCATAAGTTTCAGGCGTTCCTCCAAAATGTATTTCAAAAGTTATATCTTTCCCGCTTTCTGTTTGCATTGTGACTATTTCTTTTCTTGTCCCGCCTGGATAAGGGTAATAGCAAATACGGTGGCACATAGGGGTTAACTCCCTTTTCCATTTTTCATTTCTTCACCTCTTTAAAAACCTTTGTTTTAGAATGAAAACTATACGACACGTTTTTTAATCGCACAAAGTAACACATCCCACCTTTTAAGAAAAACTTAATTGGCGTTAGTCTTTTCCAAGGCAAAAAATTAACTTTTTTCTGGCTGCCCTTGTAGGAATAAACTGGTGTCGCTTTGTACAACGCGCCCATTTCATCGTAACCGTACCTGTCAAACGGAGCGGGGCATGGGGTGATGTTCATAACCTCTCCTTAAATATTTCTTTAAAAAATTGTTTTTGTTTTTCATATTCATTTTCTTCTCGGTCTTCATGTCTTGCAGCTTTAATAGCATCTCCAGCAGCCCAGTATGCCCATTTCCATGTTAGGTTAACGTCTTTTCTTTGCGCGTAAAAAGAACTCATGCAAGCATACATGACGGACTCGGTAGCTTTTTCGTAACAACCCCAACCATATTTTAGAAAAAGATTATTGGCATGGCTCTTTAAATCTTTGAGGCAATAAAAATTAATTTCTCTATTCTTTGCCTTTTCAATGAAGTTTGATAGGTAAGAGCAATCTTTTAACATTAATTTATAAAATTCAATAGACGATTCCGCACATTTTATAGCAAAATCAGCAATGCCATTATAATTTTTAATTGTGTTTAAACAATTCACCGCATACCAATAATCGCATTCTTCGAGAATGCTTAAAATATGCAACGGTTCATCGTCTGGTTCTGTTTTTTCTAATTTTTCTAAAATTCTTTTAAATTCATAATTGTCAAACTGAATTATGGAATTTAAATTTGTCCAGTTACTCATATCCCATTACTCCTATTTACTAAATCTTGCGCTCTTGAAATTGCGTTTTTCATTTCTTGCCCGACAAATAGCAAATTTATTGAACCACTTTCTACAGCGGCCAGCAACGCTTTAGCCCTTTCTAAATAAAAGCTTTTGTCCCTGCAAATATCCGACGGCTCTAACGTATAAGATTTTGAGGTTGCTTGGCTTATTTTTTCAGCTTTAAAAGCTGTGCCGCAATGAGCGCATATTTTGGGATATATCTTTGGTCTTTTAACAATGGTCATTTTTGGTTTCCCTGTTTGATTTTGACTGCTTGCAATGTTTGCACAATCGACCGTGCAGTATTGAGAATGCCTCCTAGGTGGGGTAAACACCGTGAAGCATATACCGCACTTGCGCGGGGCACGGGCGGCTAGGGTGAAAGGGTGGGTTATGGCTCTTGCCCTTCCACTTCTAAATTTGCCGCCAGCATTCTCAAATACGCCGCAATGGTTTTTTGGGCGGCGTATCGCTGAGTTTCATCGCTGTTTTGAACAATGTCGTTTACAGCATCGTTAATAATATCCGTCATTGGCAATTCAATACATCCCTTTCGGCAAAGGATATTGTCCATGTCGTCGCCAAGTTCAGCCCCGACAAAAACAACAATCCCTGTCTTTGTGTGAAAAATAGCTTCGGCCTGAAGTGGAACGTAAAGTTGTCGTTTTTCCTCTGTGATGTACATGGTTATTTCCTTTTCTCAATCTCGTTAACCACCAGCTCCCGGCGGTGGAATAGAGTGACGACTTCATCGTGTCTTGATGCGTCGTAGTAGGCAGTAGCCTCCTCTTTTCGGGTATAACTTGGGGGAGTTCTCATAATCTTACCTTCCTTTTTAACCGTCTCAAAAATGTCTGAGACGCATTCCAAGCTCAATTCTATAATATCTTTGTTGCGGAAATCTTGATCTCTTGTCCCTATGGCCCTCTTCAATGATTGATAACAAACTTTCGGGTTTTTAGAAAAGACGATTTCTAGGTTAAGGTAGTCAATATCTTCTATTCTGTCCCAAAAGAACCAATACGCCTGAATAGGGCCATAAACTGTAGAGAACTGCTCCTTCCAATCTATGTTCAATCGCTCTAAGGCACGGTCAAGAGCGGCATCACGTTCTTTATTGTAAGTGTCAGTCATTTCCGCCCCCTCACTGCTTGCTCAAAAACCACCACCGCACTTGGAAACGGTGCGCTGTTTTTGGCTTTACCAAATTTAAGACGGCCACGGATAAAGGTAATGTCACCTTTCATGGCATAGTCATGCCACCAAGCGGTGTCGGTGCGCGCCGGAACCAAGCACACGACGGTTGCATCGCCGTCACGGGCAGATTCGTATGCTTTCCGCATCCACTTGATTATCTCTTTCCCGTAGGGTGGATTCATCCAAACCGTGCCCGCCCATCGGTTGGATAAGCCATCTTTTTCTTTCGTATAGTAAAGAGGGCATTTTGCGTTCTCGTCCGTGGCGCAAACGTCCAAATCAAAGTTGAACTCTTTGTTCCATGCATCGAAAAACGCTTGTGGTGTTTCCCACATATCGGTTGCGGAGCTGAAATGTACGTCGTTCACGACCGTTTCTCCACTGATGACTTGAGTTGATTTTCGCATTCCCTCAGCCGGATTTCTTCTTGCCCGGCTGGGGCTTTGTCCTTGCAAGCGTCGAACAGTGGCGGCCGTGGGTCTTTTGCTGGGTTAACAGCCGCAGTCTCGGTGCGTTTAGGAACTGGCTCGAACAGAACAGTGTTCCCAGCCATCTGCACAACCTCGGCTCCCAGAAAGCCAACGTGCGGCGACACTTTTTGCCAAGTGCCGTCATAAAGCTTTGCCATCGTCAGGTGTGCGGCCAGCACCGTAGTGCCAAAGCCCACAACGAAGCAGTACACTTTGAAAACACGCCAGACGGTGACACGCGGGCGGTTTAAGTCTACAGTGGTGGTCATAACTCTACTCCTAATCTTTCCCGCATTTCTTCCAGTTTAGCCCGAAGGTTGGCGGCTTGGTTGATGAGGTTGTTACAATCCATTAAAATGGTTGCTATTTCGTTAGCTTCGTCTGGTTTTTTTGTTACTGAAAAATTAAAGTCCTTATCAAAAGCAACTTTATCCCGGTGTTTGACAACCAAGGTTTCCCATGTCCCTTGCCGAAAATACATTGCCGGGTAGTCTCGCGTGGCAACAATTATCGCGTCACCATCCAATGCTACCCGCACATCACAAAAGCCCGTGTCCTGATAAGACTCTGGAAGGGTACGAAGAGCCATTAAAACGCCTCTAAGTGTGTGTCTCATGGTTTTTCTCCTGCTTGCGCCTTCACGAACTCGGCGGGGGTTTTCGCCCCGGCAAGGTAAAGCTCGGCCATTTTGTCCATAAGGCGGTCTTCAAACGTCACGTCACCCTCGTGCGAAACGCTGTAATCGCCAGCATAGCACTGCTTGCATGTGCGGTCTCTTTTGTAGAACCGCCGGATAATCTCTTCCGCGTACTCTAGTTGCTCTTGCAGTTTTACCGCCCTACTGTCGAGGGGTGTGACTGTGGGCGGCAAATCATCTGCTACTACCCAGCAGTTCGGAAGGCAATTCATGACTTTTCTCCTTCGTTGGTAATGGTCTCAAATATATTCTCAAGCCGCCCGACACACTCAGCAGTACTGAAGCCGTGCCCACCGTCCTCCAGCCCCGCGCCGACCCCGTAACCCGAAAAACCCGTCCACACGGTTTCGTTCGGCTCTATCATCCGAACATATTGGTAGTGGTTATCGGTTACTTCCCAGCGCATTTCAATCAGAACGCCGTCCACTTTGCGCGATAAAAACAATCCCGCTTTTTCGTCCCAGTAAAGATTTTCAACACGTTCTGATCCGCGAAAAATAGTAATCATTGTTTGCTTGTATAGGCCAACAAATATTGGCCCAGAGCCAAGGATAACGTGGAAACATTCTTTCCTGCCGGGTGCTGTGCTTGTAAATCCCGGCCACTGACCGGGCGTACTGCGAAGGCCCTCTGGTGAAAGTTCAACGTCGCTGCGAGAGTCCTCACGAACGCCGTTTTTATAGGCAAATCCGCCGTAGTCACTGTAAGCCATCTCAATTCCTCCCTTCTTCATCATTGGCGTACGGCTTCTTGACCACGGGCGGGTTTAGGTACGCATCGGCGGCCTCAAACTCTGGTGTACTGGTGACAAAAAACGCAACGTGCGGCGGACAGCTTTTGATTGTTTTAATCAGGCGGCTCAAATAAAATCGTGCCTTCTCTTTTTCTATGCGCTCGCGTTCCTGTTCGCGCAAAGAAAACTCCAGCTTTGTTTCGGCGGTTTGGTGGTTCATGATACCTCTCCATTTTTAAATTTAGCCGCGTTGAGGAACGTGTGCGCGTTCTGTGCCGAAAGAGTCCACAAGGGAGGCTCTAAAAGTCCGTCTCCATATAACTCAAAAAGCAACGCCTCAATATGAATCAAAGCAGACCTAAACGCAGATTCCGCAATCTCGCCCTTCATCGCCAGCTTGTTAATATCGCCCTTGCAATCGGATATTGCCTTGGCGGGGTTGGGTTCGTAGGGGGTCATGGCTAGTTACTCCCAAGCATACGGCGTTTAATTTCTAGAAGGGCAGAACGGGTCTTTACTTGTTTGAACACCATCCAATCCAAATAATAATCGGGGACTTCCCTATATCTAAGTCCACGATATTCCCCAAATCTAAGATATTGATTTTCGTCGTGGTTGTTTGTTCCCAAACGGTTATTAAGCTCGGCATCAATAAAAGCTTGGCTAAATCGTCCGTGGTACAGGGATAGTTTGATGGGAGTGTTATCGGTGGTCATAATTTCTCCTTTTTTTAGATGCTGCCATTGCATTATATGGCTGTGTTTTTCTGATTTCTTCTGCTATCGCTTCCGCGTTGTTGCTATTGGAATAAGTTTCCATAAAATAAGCAAGATCATTGAGAATTGACGCTGGCAAGGCTTGTTTTCTACCCAATACTGCATAAGTAGCGAGAGAACTCATTACACGAGTCAACTCATTTTGATCTTGTTTTAATCTGGAAAAGCCCACTTGCAGTGCGTTAATCATTGCCCGTTGCGCGTCTGGCAATTGCTCTGGCTCTAAATGCGCCAAAGCAATTAAAAACAATTCCATTTTTTTATCTGCGTTGCTAGTCATGGCTGCACCTCTTCGCTGTTAACTATTGCTTCGTCGTATGCTTTGGCCGTTGCTGACCACCCGGCATGAAAACCCCGCACAGTTTGCTTTACAGAAGGCTCCAGCGTCTCTAGCCACGTCCGGTAGGCTACAACACCCTGCCCGGCTGCATTGTCACCAGCGGCCTTTACAGCGGGGTCAATCTTGGGTTCCTCTAGGGGGCGTATAACCCATGTCCGCGCCTTCCCTCTTGTCTCTGTCAAAGCCAGTGTTTTGGTTTCATCAAGATGGCTCATGTGGCTGATCCTTATCCCACCAACTTGGTCTTTGCCGTATCTAACAGTGGGGTCACGGTACAGAGTAAGTTTTTTCCCAATATAATTTTTGCTGTTATCGCCCCAGATAAGTACAAGAACTCGGCGCATTGAAAGGCACGGCTTCCACGGCTTCCCATTGTCGCCCTCAAAGTTCACCGTTGCCGCTTGCTGCACACCCGGGGTCACTTTTACATTGGTGATTGTTATTGTCTTAGGCTCTCTGCCTAAAAAATCGTCCGCATTAAGCTGGTCGCTTTTTGGGACTATGGTTTGTAGCATGTCACTCATTAGATCATCTCCTCCATGACTCTGCGTTTTGAGTAAGTAAGCCGCATATTGCTTTTTAACCGGGCGTTAAATTGCTCTATTTTTTCAGAAACGGCCTGTTCAAAGCGTGTTGCGGCCTCAATAATTTTGCCCTGTATTTCAAGGTCTGGCTCTACTGGAAGTGCAAGCATGTGCATTCCCCCACAGTATGAAATAAAATCGCACCATTTACGCTCTGAAACCAAAAGCCCTGTTTGAATTTGAACTTTAAACTCGTCTGGGACAACGCCTTCAACAATGGTTTGTAATTGAAATTTTTGCTTGCGTGATTTTCCCTCAATAAGACCTTCGGTTCCTACAAGGCCGTCTGGGGAATAACCAATGGTAAAACCCCATTTATCGTTAGTAATAAAGCCAATATCGTGAAGATTTTTTCCATAATTATAATAATACTCTTCTTTGAAAAAAGCTTCGTCGTTTTGGCCTCTAATCATATCAGCGGTGATACATTCAGGTTCGATGTAGTTGGTGATGCGCTGTGCGGCTATTTCCAAAACAAGATCGCGAGACGTTTTGTTGTCAGCAATTTTAAATGTAGAAGTCAAAATATCCTTCATCTTGCTGGCCGTTAGCACACCGCAGCGCAATGCAAGCCATTCGTCCGAACCTTGGAAAACGTCGGCGTGGTAAGTGATGGTCATTTCAATGTTTCCTTAATATCTTCCATGGCTTTTTTGATCTCTTTAATTGCCTTAAGAAAAACTCTGTTCATGCTGTCTTGAGCTTGGAATGTCTCTCCAATTTCTTGCAGCGCAAACGTTATTTCCTTTTTTAAATTTTCAATGTCACTCATTTCAACGTCTCCTTTGATGCGGCGCGTGGCCTAGGGTTTTAAGTGCAAATCTCCAAGCAAGGCGCAATGGAAAGCGCAACCGCCTGTAGTACCAGAACTGGCGAAGGATAATCACAACTGCCCCCCGCCTAACGCTGTAGGGAGCATCTGCGGCAACCAACCGGATATTTCCAGCACGGCTATTGCGCTTCCGGCAATCATTGCCAAGGCAACGGCAAGCCAAATATTTGAATTACTGTGCTTGCGTTCAAACACCTTGCCGTCGGCCATAAGATACTGCGAGTAAGCATGGAAACCTTCCCCGTCACGAGCTGCCTTGGCTTTTAGTGTCATAATTCGCAACATCTCATCTGGCGTTAGCTGTGTGCCGTCGGCCTCTTTTTCCCAGCTAACAAAACGGCGGTTGTTTGTGTTCATGACTGCACCTCCTTATAAAAAAGGATATAGGAATTTTCCTCGCGTTGCTTAGTGGTTATCAGGTCTAAGTCGCCCCGTAGCTCTGAGCAGTTGCCCCGTAGCTCTGAGCAGTTGCCCTCCATTTCGGGGTTTTTGCCAAGAGTTTTTACCCCATAAACATAATGATACAATTCTTGTTTGTCGAAAATTTTTAATGGTTTATTGTTGGTGTTCATGACTCTACTCCTAATTTTTGGGCTATTCTTGATATTTGCCAGTTAAGGTTTTTTAATCTTAACTGTGCGTCTATTTTTTCATCGCCAATTAGATCAAAGTTTTTAAGAAAAATACTTTGCAACTCTCGCTCCATAAACAAACCTTTTAGGGAAAGTGAAATACAGTTGGCGTTGTCGATAAGTTTTTGGGCGGGGTTCATGGCCGCACCTCCCCGGGCAGCGGGGCGTTCAAAGCCTGCCAGATGCGGCGGCTTTTAATCAGGTCAGCTTTCTTGGTTACAACATCCCGAATCGAGCGCATATAATCGGCAATTTCTTTGTCTGTGCCGTGGGTTAGGACGCTATCCAGCGCAGCCCATGAATGCTGGCCGATGCCATCCCGCAACCGCAGGGCTTCGGATTTCTGGAACACGTCTTCGTTGAAAAAGTAATCCTGAAGATTGTCGATCCGGGTGTCGTTAAAATCTTCATAGGCGTACCATTCGGCGGCCTCTTTATCAAAACCCATTTCTTCCATTTCAGCAACGTGATCATCGTACTGGCGATCAAGAGCGTTTTCGTAGGCTTCTGGCGACATAGGGATGTTCCTTCCTCTTGCCCCCATAGTACCACCGTGCTGCAAGTTGTCAACAATTATTTTTGCTAACAGCAAAAAAATATTTGCCCTTGGCAAAAATACATTAATGGTGTACACATAATTAAGAGGTGCTTATGAAACTTATAGATTATAAAGAACGGGAAAAGATGACACAGACGGAACTTGCTGAAAAGATTGGCTGTAATGTGGCGTATTTAAACCAAATGCTGCATGGTGTAAAAAAACCATCGTGGTCAATGATGCAAAAAATTATGAAAGCCACAAACGACAAAGTTAAACCCAAAGATTTTTTTGAAAAGGAATGACTATGACACAGTGGCAACCAATAGACACCGCGCCTAAGGATGGAAGTAGCTGTTATTTTTATACACCGCAATACGGGGGAAAACAAACAGTGAGTTATTTATACCCTGACGGAAGTATGGGACATAACCACATTGTGCAACAGTTTACACACTGGCATCCTTTATTGCCACCCCCAGAACCAACCGAGCAAGGAGAATAACATGACCATCCCCAATAGCAAACTAACCAGCATTGTTGAACGCATCGAGCGTATCAATGAAGACGCGGCGATTCTCAAGCAAGACCTCAAGGAGGTTTTTGCAGAGGCAAAAGCGGACGGCTACGATCTAAAGGTTCTTAAACGGCTCATTAAGCTGCGCGCCGCCGATCCTGCCAAAGCCGAGGAACTGGCCGCTATCTTGGAATTATACGCCGCCGAAGTAGGACAGCGGGAATTGCCGAGGTTATTTGTATGATTGAGATCATCGCCCTAGCCGCCGCCGCTGCCCTTGTTCCGGCGATTGCCGTTTTTACTTGGATTGTTAAAAAACGACTGGATGATTTGCAGGTTCAGATTGATGTCGTTTTCGAGCAGTTCGTAGATTTAAAACGCAGGCTCACATCCAGAGCAATCCTCCGCAAAGCCGGGGAGGAGTAGGCCATGACCGACCGCATGACCGCCGTTGAATATCAGGCACTTACAAAAACCAAGCCTAAGAAACGGTCAAAATACGGCAACGTGCGTACAGAGTACGGGGGCAGGACGTACCACAGCAAGGCAGAGGCGGCCACAGCGGCGTTACTGGACAACCTACAGCGTGTTGGCAAGATTCGCGGCTGGCTACCCCAGCAGCCCAGTTTTCCCATGCCCGGCGGCGGTAAATACACGGCGGATTTTGAAATTTTTATAGAATGTGGTTCCTACGTAATGGTTTTAATCCACGATACCAAGGGTTATGACACAGCAGAGAGCAAGCTGAAACGTAGTTACGTCAAAGAAAGGCACGGCATAAACATAACCACGTCTGATAATGATTTGATTGAGTCAATAACGCACGTAAACGATTTTATTAGCTTGTTAGCTTAACGGTGGCGCGGGCTTTGGAGTTTTAACTTGATTTTAACCGCCGCTTGGTATAGCGTTTAAACGTGGCTAGGTTTTGCAAGGCCGAAAGCCCAATCTCTCCTTCGTCGGACGGGTTGCCACATCTTTTTTTGACGAAGGACAGACGAAGGAATACCCCATGAAAAAAAGCTTCATCCTGTATCAGGACTATGAGCAGCACATCGATCTTTTAACCGATGAGCAGGCCGGAAAACTCCTCAAAGCGATCTTTAAATTTAACGCCGGAAACGTTCCAGAACTCGATCCTGTCGTTCAGATGGCCTTTAGTTTTATTAAATCAAATTTAGAAAGAGATAATGGGAAATATGCGTCAATTATTGAAAGGAACAAAAACAATGGTTTAAAGGGAGGGAGGCCAAAAATTCCGGAAACCCAGAATAACCCAAATAACCCAGTGGGTTTTTTGGGAACCCAGAATAACCCAGAGGAACCCAAAAAAGCCGATACTGATACTGATACTGATACTGATACTGATATTGGTATTGAGAATGAGAAAGAAAGAAAGAAAGAAACCCCCCTAACCCCCCTAACCCCCCAAGGGGGGAAGGAGACGGTTGAAGATTTCGATTCGGTTGTTGAACCCCCGGTGAAGAAAAAACCTCGAAAGCAAAAACCGCCAGAATCCCCGTTAGTGATTCCAGATCACATCCCGGAAGCCGCCTTGAACGCTTTTTTTGCCAATCGTGCAATCATGAAAAAACCTATGACTGCCCATGCGAAAGAGCTTTTAATAAATAAAATCACAGAATTATATCATAAAGGCCATGACCCCACTAAACTGATTGAAAGAGCCATCCTTAGCGCATGGCTAACCGTTTACGAGTCAAATGAAACACTAACCGATGGAGTTAAAAATGAACCCTTTCAACAAAGTAATGCAAGAAATTACCCTCAATCGAAGCCAAGCTTCCAGCAAGAGCGAGACAGACAGCAAGCAATCAACCTCCAGTTTATCGCAGACCTCAAACGCAAGGCCGCCGCTGAAGAGAGAGCCGCAGAAATGGGAAGCAAAGGCTGAAGCTAACTTGAGTGAAACCTTTGTTTTTCTAGAAGAGATGCAAAAAACCTACGGGAAAACGGTTAACTTGCCTGCTGTCATTGCCGGGTTTAAATTCGCCTTTGAGGGCAAGTACACCCCCGAACAGGTGCAATACGCGCTGAAAATCCACCTACAGAACACGCAGGAGTTCCCCACCCCGGCGCATATCACGGCCATTTTGAACCCGCCTAAGCCACGAGTGAGCTATGCCGAGTACATCGCTGCTCTTGACTGGCAGAAACGCAATCAGAATTGGTCAGAATATACCGGGGCGTTTGATACTATTAAGGATTATAGGCTTGCCTCGCAAAATGACCAGCACGCCTATGAACGGCAGCAAGAGGAGATTGCGCTGATAGCCAAGGCCGCCCCCTTGTTGTTGGAAGACAGCAGCGACGATTAATAATCAAGTTTTATCAACCACTAGAAAGGATTTAACCATGTACGAACCACAAAACACTGATGAACACCTAGAAGAGCTAAACAAGGTAATGATGGAATGGCACAAAAAAGGCCATTTTGATAATATTCCCAATGAGATGTATTTGCTAAAGGTTATCGCAGACATTCGCCAGAAAACGGGGGTGGGCGACAAGGTGATGCTGGCGGATTTGGCTGATGTGCTTTCCTTTTTAGTTGAAGGAGGGAGCACACCTGAAACATGGGAGCTTATTAGAAGGATGGGTTTCCCGATTAAAAAAATTTAAGCCTAGGTGACGGATTAGAATCGTCGCTAAGGCCAGTTTAATGACCGCCAGACCATGTTAACCATATACCCGGCTAGGGTAGTAGCTAAAAGGATAGAAAGATGCTTACAGAGGCTTTAAAACAGGAATTTAAAGGAACAGATTTTGAAAACGCACTGCACTTTGCTTGCTTTTTTGATCAACGGGTTCAGCAATTCTTAAAGCTAGGTGAGATTTACTGTGGAAATTCAGAATTTTGGTTGCGTTGGCAGCCTGAAGGTTTTTTTGAACCGTTGTTTGAACTTGCCGAGGCAAGGAAAATACGCTTTAATTTTACATTCCCTAGAGAACGGCAAGAGCTTATAGGAGATGAATTTGAAAGTTACTGCTTTTCTTACTGCTTGATAAATCTTCAAAAAACAGTGGAGTTTTTTGAGAAAAATCTTACTGAAGGGTTAGCTCGCCTCATACGCGAGATTAAGGCTTATCCGGTGGTGTAGCTTCAATTGTAACAACCTTAATACCGTTGGCATAATCATCGGCTTCTTGCATTTTTTGCCGTGCTTTTCTTAAATTAATCTGAATATCTAAAAGCCCCTCTGGTGTTTGAAATTCTATGTAGCTAGCCAATTCGTGGATTTTAGAATCCACCTTAAGGATTTCAGCGCGCAATAAATCAATTTCATGGGGTTGAATTTTGGGTGTGTATAAAAGCCACCAAGCCACGTTTGTGATTACTGCGGTTGCAATAACAACGCCAATTGTTTCTAACATGATTTCATTCCTTTGGTTTGTGGGTTAAATTATACTCCGCCATGTACCGGACAATATCCGCAGCTACCATGGCCGCTACACAGGGGGGGAGGATGTAGCTACGGCGCACGTAGCCTTTGGCTAATAGCTTGGCTTTGTAGCGTTGTTCTTTAGTTTGTGGCATAGTACACCGTGGCGGCTAAGATCAGCGTGAAGTTAAGAAGGGAAGCTAAAATGTGAGTTGCAAGGCGCATGGGGTTATTCCTTTGTTGGGTGGTTGATTAGGCGGTAAGAACAAATGGGCGATTCCATTGCCCGATGTTAACGTAAGCATACCAGCCCACATCGTGATAATCGTTCATAATTTCGCTGTTGTCGTGATTACCATCCATTAAGATTGCAAATGCTTTTTGCAAAAACTCTAAAGGACGGCCAGAAAACCAAGAGTTACCTTTTTCACTAACATAGGAAGCAATTACTTGAATGTTCTCGTTACGTTCGCGGCGGTTAAATTTTTTAGCAATCTCGTTGTAATTGCCAATAAAATCTAACGACGCGTTTTTAATATTCAATTTAAGTACCGAATGATTTTTAATAGAAAGAGTTGCTTTAACGCCGTACTCTTTGAGTAAAGGAGCAATCTTTGCTTGCATCTGTTTTTTGCGCTCTTGGCTTATGTAGGCCATGATGTTTATCCTTCGTCTGTTGGCTTGATTGCCGTCTATGAAAACAGTATAGCGGTGACTAAGTCACCTGTCAATAGGTTTTTTAAAAATATATTGTTGTGGGGAAACAAGGGGTTGTGATTGAGTATAACAGATAAACTACTAAGTGTTGCAGTTGTTTAAAAAACAAGCTATAACAACGATATGGCAAGAAGTGGAAACCCGAACCCAAAACCCGGACCCGGAAGACCACCGGGGGTCCCCAACAAAAGCACAACCTATGTGCGAGACATGGTCAAGCTGTTCCTTGAGGACAACGTGGATCAGATTCACAAATGGCTTGCAGACGTTGCGGCAAAAGACCCGGCCGAGGCTCTTAAGATTCTTCAGGGGTTCTTAGAATATCACGTTCCGAAGCTACAACGCACTGAACAAACTGGAGTTGACGGCGGCCCCGTTCAGCACTCTATCAAAGTTACATTTGATTAAGTTGACAGCCAAGTTAAAAACAGTTAAAAGGCAAAACATTAGGGGGAATTTATGGCAAATTCTGTGACGGTTGCCGGGGAAATGTTCATAAGCGAGGGCAGCTCTACGTATTTGGAGCCGTATCAGGAAGATTTTTTGCTTATTTCTGAAATTAGTACCCCTGAAGAATGCCGCTCTGTCATTCAACACGCCTTTCTCAATGACCGACTGAAAGGGCAAAACCCTAAATACCGCGCCTGGAACACGTGTCAAATTGTCGAAGTCAAGAAAAGCAAAGAAGTCCCAGCCGATGAAGAGTTCCAAAAACTGATTCAAACGGCAGTATCAAACGCTTGCTTGCCGGAAAACCTTTCCGCGTATCGTTCTATCACTGGGAAAATGGATGCCTTAAAGCGCGCCGTAAAGAAAGTCCTCGAGCGCAAAGAGGAAGAAGAAGAAGCAGAGGAAGCCGCTGCATTGCTGGCTAAGGCGAAGAAATCCAAGAAATACGCGCAAGCGTCATGAACGAACAAAAGACAACTCCGTTTAAGAAAAAACGCCCGATCAAACACACGTTTGATGAAGAGCCTATAGATTTTTCTAACGTAACAGGGGACGAATACGGCGCAATAGATTTATCTGTAGGTTTTTATGCAGTGGTTTTATATAGCCTTGAAAAAATGATTAGAGATGAACACAGAACATCCGCAGATGTGTTAGATTGCAAAAAAAAACGTGATATTATTAAACAGAAGTTACGCGCTAGCATCAAAGCAGCTTACCCATGAGTAGTACAATAAACCCCATTTTTCGAAGAAAAAGCGCTTTTGGGCACAAAGGTGAATTTTTAGAACTTTATGCAATGTTTTCTCCAGTAGAGTTTTTGAACTACCAAAGCAAAATAAAAACTCAAGAAGATAAATTTCGCCGCAGAAATATTAAAATAGTTTACCCGTGACGGAAACCAATATCCACATCCCCAGGGCGTTTAAAGAGCTTTTTGACAATCAGTACCGTTATAAGGTTTATTATGGGGGGCGCGGCGGCGCAAAGAGTCATAGCTTTGCCCGTGCTCTCTTGATACTGGGGGCACAAAGCAAGCTACGCATCCTTGCCACCCGTGAGCTGCAAAAGAGCATTGAGACATCAGTACACAAGCTGTTCAGCGACTTAATACAGCAATATAATCTTGAAAGCTTCTGGCGCATTAAGAAGGCCACTATCGAAGCTTTAAACGGCACTGAAATCATGTTTAAAGGCTTAAAGTACAATGCGACCGAGATTAAATCTACCGAGGGCGTGGACATCTGCTGGATTGAGGAAGCCGAGAACACAAGCGAGCATTCCTATGAAACACTGTTGCCCACCATCAGGAAAAACGGTTCTCAAATATGGATTAGCTTTAACACCAAAAACGTCACCGACCCAACGTATCAACGGTTTATTGTTAACAAGCCAGACAGTGCTTTTGTCAAGAAAGTCTCATGGCGCGACAATCCTAACTTTAGCGAGACACTGAACAACGAGCGCATAAGGCTAGAGCGTGACGATACCATTGCTTATGCCCACGTTTGGGAAGGTGAACCCGATACCAGGTACAGCGGCACCATCTACAGCGTGTACATTGAACGAGCACGAGAGGCCGGACGTATTACCGATGTGCCGTACAAGGCAGGTGTTCCCGTCATCACTGCATGGGACTTAGGCAAGCAGCACGGCACTTGCATCTGGTTTGCCCAAATGGTGGGGCAGCAAGTGCGAGTGTTTGACTACTACGAAGCATTTGGAGCCGATGCAGACATCGAGGAGCTAGCAAAGGTTCTTAATGGTAAGGGATACCTCTACGGGATGCATTACCTGCCCCACGATGGGGTTCACGAGCGGCTGGGCATGAAAGGTTCAATAAGCGAGCAACTACGCCTTGCTGGTCATCCTAACAAGATTCTACCTATGTTGTCGATTAAGGCCGGAATCGAGAAAGGCCGCTCACTACTCAAAGAAGCATGGATTGATTCCAAGGCGTGCTCAAATGGACTGCACGCAATGATGCACTATGCCTATGAGTATGACGAGAATAGATTGACGTTTAAGCCTAACCCTATGCAAAACTGGGCTACAGACGCAAGCGACGCATGGCGGTATCTTGCACAAGCAATGGAATATAAAGCACAGCCGCAGCAAGGATTAATTGCCAAAAAACAAGTCCTTTACAGCACCCAGAATAAAATCATCATGCCAACACGCCCCAAGCTGGGAAGTTTACGTTGATAGCGCGTAAACCAACACTGCATGATCTACCAGCTTTAGCGTTGTTAATTCACGCATATAGCAAAGAGGCCGCCCAAGGAATAGCCGTTCCTATAGACCATGAAACAGTTGTGGAATCATTGGCTAATATAATTCAAGCGCAAAACTATGTAGCAGTGGTTGTTTGTGACGAAGATAAAATAGTTGGTGTTTCTTTTGGGTTTTTTGGGCAGACTTGGTGGAAAGAACCTTGTGGTGCGTTTGATATGTTTTACATTGCACAGAGTCATCGCGGAACAAAGGCGGCGCGGATGCTTGTTGGAGCCATGGTTGAAGGGTTTAAGGAAAATGGGTGTGGCTGGATTTATGCAGCGGCGGAAAACGGCATGGGATTAAAAAACGAAAGGCTTTTTTTTAATTTGTTCAAAAAATATAATTTTTGTGATATAGGCAGCGGTAGATTTATTCTTAACTTAAGGGGGTTTTAATGTCTGGCTTTGGTGGTTTGGCAGGATTAGCAGGGCTTGGCGGTAGCGGCGGCGGCGGCGGCACTTCTGTTGAGGAAGAACAAAAGCGGTTACGCGAACAGCAAAAACAAATTGCCCGGCAAGAGCTGGATAAAGCCGCGCAAAATCAGGCTAACCTTGAAAATGCAGCAGCAGCGGGAGCGCAGAAAGTGCGCCCTGTAACCCCGGCGATCACCGAAGACGACGAACAGCGGCGTAAATTCCTAAAGCGGGTAACTGCCTAAATGGATTATACCAAACTCAAGAAAGAATTTGACGCTGCTAAATCACGGCGTTCTAACTTTGACAATATGTATCAAGTGCTTGGCGAGTACATTGCCATGAACCGTCAGAACTTCACCGGGCAGCCGTCAAACGGTGAATTTCTTGTTGATCGCATCTTTGATGCTACTGGAGCGGCGGCGGCTAAAATATCCTCGTCGGCATTGCTGGGAATGTTGTGGCCGGGTTCTGCGGGTAATGTTTTTGAACTTGCGCCCGTTAGTGATGATGATGAAATTAATGATGAAGAAAAAACATTTTTTATTAAGCTAAACAAAAAGGTTCATGCGGCTTTTGATGACCCACGCGCCAATCTTGCCGCGTCTCTTGATGCGTATATGTACGATCAGATTGTTTTCGGCACTAGCGGTGTCGGCACCGAGGACGGGGAAAAGTCGGATTTATTTTTCAGCCCATATTCCGTTAAAGAAACCTATCCTATAACAGGCAAAGGCGGCGTTGTTATCGGTTTTAATATTTTCTTTGAGTGGAGCGTTGAGCGGATTGTCGGTGAGTACGGGATAGAGAATTGCGGCAAACTCATTCAGGACGCTTACAAAAACGGCAAAACCGATAAGATGTTTCCTGTTTTGTTTCACGTCAAGAAGCGCGACAAGAAAGAGGCCGAAAAAGGCCAGAAGTCTATGCCGTTCTATGGGTGTCATCTAAGTTATAAAGATTGCCATTTGCTTAAAGAAGATGGGTTCTGGGAGCTACCAATCGCTATTGGGCGTTGGTCAAAGCTCTCCTATGAGGATATGGGACGCAGCCCGGCAATGGACGCACTTCCGGACATCAGGGAAGCAAATGCGTTGCGCGAAGCCTTGATTGTTGCCACCGAGAAAATCCTAGACATGCCCAAAGGGGTCATGAGCGATGGTGATTTTGGTGGTGGAAGCATAGATTTTAGTGCAGGTACAGTTAGTGTTTTTAACTCAAGCGGCAACATAACGGGCAACCCGGTGTTTGACATTGGCAGCCCTCCTAATATCCCGTGGGCAGAAAAACGCTTAGAGCAACTGCGGGAATCTATCTCACAGCATTTTTTAATTGATCGCCTTCTTGATTTAAATAACCCCACAGAGATGACCCTTGGTGAAGCCCAGATACGAGATCAAACAAAACTTGCTTCGGCGTCTCCAATCTTTAACAGGCAAATCCAAATATTTCAGCAAGCCATTGAGCGCGGCGTTTCCTTGCTTTTTAGAAGTGGAAAACTTGGTGTTGGCCGTGGAACAGAAGAAGAAAAGAAAATTCTCATAGAAGGCGGAACACCAAAATACTTACCGGACAGCATTGCCAAAAAGCTGGCTGAAGGTAAGGATATATACAAAATAAACTACAAGACACGGGCAGCCCTTGCTTACAGCGCAGACCAATACCGGGCCATGATTGAAGCTTTGACCATTGCGGCAAACAACTATCAGGTTAATCCTGAACTTATGGAGCGCATTAATACAAAGAAAATCCAAGAAGAATTTTTCAAAATTAGAGGCATTAGCAACGTATTAAAAACAGAAGAAGAATTTGAGGCATCACAAGCCGCAAAACAGCAGCAGATGCAGCAACAACAGGGTTTAGCCGCTGGAGAGCAACTGGCAACGATTGCAGAAAAAGCCGCCAATGCAGAAGCAAGGGTTAAAGGCCAATGATAATCGTTACCGAGGAATCATTCAGAGAGGCAATCAACAGGGTTGCCGCCACCACCGACGGGCAGATTGTGCTTGCTTGTTTGTGCGAATATTCAGGATTTAACAAAGATATTGCCGTCAATGACTCTATCGAGCAGACTTACGCAAACGCTGTCTTGCGCCGGGCATACCTGTACTTGCGCGGGTTTATACGCAATGAGCATTTGATTGATATAGAATTTGGCTACCGTCGAGGGGCTGAAAAGAAGACTGGCCTGAAGCCAGTTAATCCTAGCGAGAGGACAAAACCATGACCACAGAAACCACAGCGCAACCCGTAACCCCTGCGACAGAGACACCGCCAACGCCGTCCTTTACTGTGCCGGAAGAATACAAGGCACGAGGCTGGGTTGAGAAAATCAAGACACCGGATGACCTGTGGAAAACATTGGATAACGCACAATCCTTGTTGGGGAAAAAGCCTGTTGGCTTACCCGCCTCTGATGCCCCCGATGAGGAATGGAATAAATATTATAACATCGCCCGGCCAGAGTCTGCCGACAAATACACATTCAGCGACGTGGAAGGTTTGCCGGAAGGCGCTAACCTTGACGAAGCCAAGAAACTGGCACAGCAGCTCATGTTTGATGCTGGGTTGCCTCAAAAGCAAGCCGACCAACTATGGAAGGCGTACATTAAATCAGAGACTGATGCGGCCAAGCGCAATGAGCAGACGCTGAACCAAAAGTTTGACGAGCAACTAAAAGCGCAGTTTGGAGACAAAGCCACCGTCGCGCAAGGCATTGCCGAAGATATGATTGTTAAGCACGTTCCTGAAAGCGTCCGTGCAAGCCTACAAAAGGCCGCCAACAACCCCGATGCGCTTGTTGGCATTATTGCAATGGCCAACAGTCTGCACGATGAGATAAACAAAATTAGAAAAGAATATGGGGCAGAAGGAAAATTGCCAGACGGAACAAAAAGTGTTAACAATATCAGTATTGGTGACCTACACAAAGAGGCTGCTGCCTTGCGGATGTCACCAGAAGCAAGAGACCCATTCAATCCAAAATACAGAGAAACAATTAACAAGCTAAGAGAATTTGATAAAAAACTAGGGCTTGCAAATTGACGGCTTTTATACTATAAGCCGTTTTGTAGTGGACACCGCTTTGCGCCCACGAGGTTAATAACCCGCCCATATTGTTGGATACCGGGGACGATAGAAAATATTTCGTTCAACCATTCCAGCAATCATGAGGCATTCCAATGACGACTATTGATCCAGCATTAGTAACGCAATTTAGCGAGATGGTGCATGTGGCCGCGCAGCAAAAAAGCGCACGGTATCGCCCATACATTAAACCACTTATGATGACGGGCGACCTCTTGGCCTATGATGGCCTTGGTACCGTCGAGATGCGGGAACTGCAAGGGCGTTCTCCTAAAGTGGTGTTTGATGATATTGAACACACCCGCCGTAGGCTTAACCGGAAACGCTTTACGTGCGTTCTTCCTATTGATAAGTCTGATGTTCGCGGGATGCTTGTTGATCCTAGAAACAACTACGCTAATGCAGTTGCTAACGCTGCTCTTCGTCAATATGACCGAATTATTCAGCAGTCGGCTTTTGCGGACATTGCAACAGGCCGAGATTTTGCAACCACGGTTACATACGCCAACGACGGCGGCATCACTGTAGACGCAACTGCCGGGTTAACCTATGAGAAACTGTTGGAAATCAAGCAAAACTTCATTGACAACGACATTGAAGACAATGAGCGAATTGCCATCGGCATGACCGGGATTGAGCACACCCGCTTGATGCGGGAGAATGAGCTTACCTCTGGTGATTTTTCCAGAAACTTTGTTGTTGAAAAAGGCCGCATTACCCAAGCCCTTGGCATGGATATTGTTGTTTTTGCTGCGAACGCAACGCTTCCAATTATCCCTGTAGCCTCAAGCCAACGGCAATTGATTGCTATGGCGCAGGACGGGATTGCGCTGGGTATCTCGCAAGAAATGACCGTTGAAATTGAAAAACGAACTGATGTACATGAAACATACCAAGTTATTGTTACATTGGAAATTGGCGCGGTTCGCACCGAGGGCAAAAAAGTCCAACGTGTAACGACTACGGCTTAATGGAGGGATGAACCATGTCTCTTAACATTTACAAAAGGCTTACAGCCCTTGAGAACAGGCCAACCATTCTTGCTGGTGCGGCTCTTACTCTCAATGCCGTGCAACATGCAGGACGGTTGATTCTTCTCAATATTGCTACCGGGGGCACTTATGTTCTCCCGGCGGCTACTGGGACGGGCAACAATTACTGCTTTTTCTCATCTGTTAGTCAAACCTCTGGCTCTATTATCATCCGTGTTGCCAACTCAACAGACGTAATGCAGGGCTTGGCTGTAGTTGCAGCTACATCTCATGGTGCGTTTCCAACAACCGCAACATCAGACACCATTACTTTTAACGCCACCACTCAAGGTGGTTTACGCGGTTCCTACGTTGAGATTGAAGACGTGGCTGCTGGCTTGTTCAGAGTTAAGATTAACGCTGTTGGTTCTGGCACTGCCGTCACCGTCTTTAGTGCAACCGTTTAACATTATTCACAGGAGTTATTACCATGCCCGTAGAAAATAAATACACAGATGCTAACCTTGTTTTGAACAAAAAAACCGAAGCCTACAAAGTAGGCTCTGGTTCGGAGCCGTTCATTCTTGTCTCAACCGTTAGTGTGGCAGCCGCAGACGATGACGGAAGTATTTTCCGCGTTTTTGCTTCTGTACCCTCTAACGCCGTCCCGGTCAGTATTGAAGTGCATAATACTGCAATCACGGGGGGCACTTCCTATAGTTTAGGCCTGTATCGTGCTAACCTTGGCGCAGTAGTAAGCGCTGCGGCTTTGGCTTCGGCAGTTTCAATGGCTACAGCAAGAACAATTGATACGGCTAACAACGTCGGGCTTGGGGCTTTGACGTTGGGCGAAGTCCGTACGCTGGCTTCTCTTTCTGGGGCTACTAACCCTGATGATTCTTACGACATCGCTCTTACCGCTACCACGGTAGGAACCGCTGCCGGAACCATCCGCGTCAGAGGTATTTTTGTTTTTAACTAAACTTCGCGCCCGGCCAGTAGGGGATAACTTCCTGCTGGCCGCAAAGGGGGTTTAATGGCGGTCACATCATCAACAGACATCTGCAACATGGCCTTGGATTTACTCCAAGGCGGTTTTGTTTCGGATATATCTTCACCTCAGACAAGCACCGAGGAAAAATGCGCTCGGTGGTATGACGTTAACCGCCGGATGTTGCTTAGAATGCACCCGTGGAATTTTGCCATAAAAAGAGCAGAATTGAGCGCAAGTTCAACAATCCCTCTGTTTGGTGCCGCCGCCGCCTTTCCCGTCACCGCTGATTTTATCAGGCTGCTGCGGGTGGTAAACGAAGACGATATGATCTACGCGGCTTCAGATTATTTCTTTGAAAACAAAAGCATTATGCTGCGTTATTCCGATGCTACCGTGTGCCGGATAATTTACATTTCTGATGTAGAAAATGTTTTGGCTTTTGATAATATTTTTATTCAGCTTCTTGCAGTAGAAATTGCCCTGTCTCTTGCGTACTCGATCACGCAGAACAATTCCAACATTGAGCGGCTTAGTGCTATCCGCAAAACCTTGATCAAGAACGCGACGGGCATTGACGGCCAAGAGCACCCGCCAGAAGTCAGGCGAGTTAGTGTTAACCGCAACGCACGACGTTCTCTAGGCGTGCGCGATACTACCCGGCACTATTTTAATGGTTAGCGTCAACACGTCACAACCGGATTTTTCCGCTGGAGAAATCGCGCCTAAATTCTACGCTAGGCACGATCTCCAAATAACCTACAAAGGGGCGCGGCGGGTAAGAAACTTCATTGTCGAAGCCGCTGGGGGTGTGTTCTTCAGACCTGGGTTTTACTACGCAGCCCAGACAAAGAACAATCAGCCCGCGTGGCTGTATAAATTCAGGTTTATTGACAGTGCAAGTTTCACGCTGGAGTTTACGCAAAACGCTATCCGGTTCTACCGAAACAACGGTCAGGTACGCTTTGCGGCGCAGAATATTACCGGGATTACGCAAGCTAACCCCGCCGTTGTCACCTACAGCGGCGCAGACACCTTTGCCAATGGCGACAGTGTATTGCTGGGCAATATTTCCGGCATGACCAACCTAAACGACAATGAGTATATCGTTGCCAACGTCAACGTCGGTGCAAACACGTTTGAGCTTGCAGGAGTAAACTCAACGGCATTCCCGGCCTATACGTCTGGGGGCACTATTGAGAAGGTGATGGAGATCGTCACTACTTATGCAACCGCAGACCTTGAGGCGTTAAAGTTTGCCCAAGAAAAAAACGTACTTTACATCGCCCACCCTTCATACCCGCCAAAAAAGCTAACGTACACCAGCCCCACAAGCTGGACGTTCGCCGATCATTCCCCCATACGGAAAACACGGCAAAACGCACAGGTTATTAGCGCGGTGACATTGGCTAACCCGGCTGTGTTGACCTACACCGGGAGCGATTCTTTTGTTAATGGTGACACGGTTTTTATTAACAGTGCCACGGGCATGACCGAAATTAACGAGCGGGAATTTACCATTGCCGCTGTCAACACGGGTGCAAACACGTTTCAGCTTGTTGGCTTAGATTCGTCTGGCTATGCGGCGTACACGGGCGGGGGTATCGTCAGGAAAGTCTCGTCAGCGGCGGCACCGTTTTTATCCGCTGGGACTTACCCCGGCGCGGTGGGATTCTATGATCGGCGGCTTTTTTATGGGGGCAGCACAAATGAACCCAACACGCTTTTTGGCAGTAACGCTGGGAATCTAGATGATTTTACTTTGCAGATTGATTTGTCTCCCGGGGCGCAACCAGAAGCAAACGAAGGAATTGAGTATCAAATTTACGGGGCCGCAAAGATTGAATGGCTGGCCGGAACCGATAAGTTCCTCACTATTGGAGCAACAAACGACGTACTTTTTGCAACAAGTGGTATTGATAATATTGTTACGCCTTCGAGTCTTGCAATTAAACCAACCAACAGTTACGGCGTCGACGACATTAACCCTATAGGCCGGGGTTCTCTTTTGTATTATTTGCAGGGCGATAAAAGCACAATGCGCTCTTTTGAGTACAGCCTAGAACAAGACAGATATGTCCCCGTAAATAGAAACGAGATTTCAGAACATCTCACCTATGAGGGAATATCGCAGTTTGATTACGTTGAGGGCAGCAACGATATTCTGTGGGCGGTGCGGGAAGACGGAAAGCTAGTGGGGATGACAACCAGCAGCACGGAAAGCATAAGCGGCTGGCACCTTCATTCAACCGACGGAGATTTTAAAAGCGTGTGCAGCCAAACACGGCTACACGATGACGGGCAGCTATGGGCGTGCATAAAAAGAACAATCAACGGCGTTGATAGGTACAATGTAGAGTACATGGCCGATACAATCGTTTATCCGATGCGGGAAGATTTCTTTACCGGGGATGAAGCCGCCGATAAAGCCGCCTTTGCCAGAGCAACCTATGAAGCCCAGAAACAATACGTTTACCTTGATTCTGCGGTCACATACGACGGTTCTGTCTTTGCTACACAAGCAATAACACCGGGCGCGACCACGGGCACCGGAATAGTGTTTACGGCCGCTGGCAGTGTGTTCACAGCGGACATGGTGGGTTCAGAGATTATCCGCAAAAGCGTTACCGGGTACGAAACAGGGGTTGCTATAATTACCGCCTATAACAGTTCCACAAGCGTCACCTGTACTATTGTGGAAGCGTTTAACAGTGTGACAGCTATACCCGCTGGGGAATGGTACATCACAACTAATGCTGTTGGTGGCTTGATGCACCTTGAGGGCAAAACAGTATCGGTTGTTGCCGATGGCGGCCAGCACCCGCAAGTTGTCGTGACTGGCGGTGTGGTTACTTTGGAAAGGCAAGCGTCTGTTTTTCATATTGGTTTGCCCTACACGGGAGAGGTGGAAACAAACGAGCTTGAGGGCGGGGGCACAACGGGGGTATCACAAACAAAACCCAAATCTCTTTACGAAGTAGGGCTTCGGTTCTTAAATTCGATGTACGTGCGCTATGGGACAAGCCGCTATAGGTTAAACCAGATTGAAGCTCGAACCGCTAACATGCAGATGGACAGACCGCCGCTTCCGTTTACGGGAGACATCAAAGTAAAATACGCCAACGAGACCGTTGATGCGCGAGATGGTACATGGTCAAAATCAAAACGAGTAATTTTTGTTCAAGATGTTCCGTTCCCGTGTTATATACAATTAGTTGTCCCGTATTTTACAGTGAGTAACTGATGTTTATTCGCAACCACACCGAAGACGATTACCCGCTTTTTGTACAATGGTGGGAATCATGGGGCTGGCAGCCTATTCCTTATATGTTCCTTCCCAAAAATAGTGTTGTGGTGTGCGACGACGAGGGCAACCCTGTCTGCGCTGTTTTCCTGTATTTAACCGACACCCCCATTATCTGGGCGGAAAACTATATCTCTTGCAAAAAATCAAAAAATAGAAAAATATGCATTGAAGAAATGACAAAAAGTATTGCTTCAAAAGCAAAGGAACTAGGCGGGGTAGCAGTGATGAGCACTTTAAAAAGTGCGGCAATGGGGCGACGGCTTGAGAAAGGCGGCTTTCAAAAGACCGATTCCAACATGACAAACTACATTCTAGGGGTTTAGGGGATATGGCAGCGGCAGCCGCACTCGCACTGGCAAGCTTAGCAGCAGTTTCTAGCATTGCTGGCGGCGTACAGGCCAATAAAGAAGCAAAAAAACAAGCCGTCCAAAACGAGGCTATGGCCAATCTTGCGGCAGAAGAAGAAGCGCGGGCATCAAGCAAGGAAGCATTGGCTGTTGGCCGTGAAGCGGAATCGGTACGGCGCAGACAGGTGGTGTCCTTTCTAAAGAATGGCGTTGACCTTACGGGTTCGCCATTAATGGTCATGGAAGCTACGCGCAGGGCTGGGCTTAGCAACGTCGAGGAAACTTTGCGTTCTGGCAGTCTATCGGCTTCTACCCGCCGCATTGAGGGCAGAATGCAAGCGGACGCTTTGAAAGCATCGGGGCGGCAAGCGTTTATACAAGGTATTGGCGGCGGACTTTCTAACGCTGGCAACGCTGCAAGCATATATAGTAAAATGTAGAGGTACTTTATGCCTACAGTACCCGGCTACGACCAAGTGGTTATACGCAGAGCGGCAACACCGTCTTTTACGGACAGCGGGGCTATACAAAGAGCCGCGTCAACAGGGCAACAAGCATCTGCGCTTTTTGAACAAGCAGCCAATGTTAGCCTAAACATCCAAAAAGAAAACGATAAAGTCACGCTAAACGATGCTCTGATCCAGCGTGAGCGTGAAAAGATTGATTCCATAGACGCTACCCAGAAGATGTTTCAGAACAACCCTGAAGGCTACGGGCGGTTTTTTGAAAAAGAGCAGCAGAAGAAAGACGCGGAACGGCTTAAAACACTGCCTTCGTCGGTTCAAGAAGCCTACAATCTTAGCGTTGCAGAGAGCAATGTGCGGGACTATGAGCGCAACCTTAATTGGGAAAACGGACGCAAAATTGAGTTAATTGGTTCAAAGATTAACCAGACGGGCAACACGCTGACCGAACTTAGCTACACTTACGGGCAACGCGGTGAGGACTTTAACGAGATTGCCAAGAACATTGACGCAACAATTATTTCTGGAACCGGGGTTTTGGCCGACGATAAGCTGCAAGACTTTGATAGCAAAATACGCACCGAGGCGGCGCAAAAGTACATCTACGGGGCAATGGCAGTGGATGCACAACGAGCGCAGCAGTTGCTAGCGTCGGGGCAGTTCTCAGCATATTTTACAGGCGAAGAGTTGACAAAGCTGCAAAAGACCGTCTGGGAAAAAACACCGGACATTAAGAAACTGAACGAGATTCAATTAGATGGAAACCCCGTAGAGAACGCCGACCGTTCGCTTGATATTATCATGCGTAACGAAGGCGGATATAGAAAAAAGGATGGGAAATCAGGACACCCTGCAATATATGGCATTAATCGAGGCGTTTTTGAAAAAGAACACGACGAAGCAAAACGGATTACGGAAACCCAAGGCAAAGCCGCTGGTGAGGCGTATGCCCGGCAGTTTTACAAAAAAGAGTTTTACGACAAATACAAGATTGGCGATTTACCGCTGCCAGTGCAGGACATTGTTGCCGATGGCGTAGTAAATCACGGCACCACTTTTAGAAATAAACTTATACAAGCAGCTAAGGACGGTTCTAGCCCGCAAGAACTGATTGAGATGCGGCGGCAGGAGTACGTGCGCCTTGCCAAAAATGACCCAGAAAAATATGAAGACCAGCTTCAAGGCTGGCAAAATAGGCTTAATAACTTGCCCATTCAAGGCGGCGGCGGGTACTACGGCAACCTTTCTGCTGGCGAGAAACTAAACCAGCAAGAGGTTGTGCTCAAAAACATTCTGGCCGACAAAGCAAAAGCCGCTATTGAAATAGGCGCAGGAACGCCCGGCGAAATAGTGGACGCGCAAGTACGGACTTTGGGCATTGATAAAGAAAACGCCAGTGTTTTAACAAACCATCAAGCTGTAGGCTTTGGCGTGGCTCTTGCACAAGTTAACAACGCAGACGAAGCATTAAGCCAATTCAACAAACTATTTAACGAATATAAAGAATATACCCCAAATGCCATTCAAGACCTAAAAAGAAACAAAAGCATTACCCCTGCTATGGAAGCCGCAATGTCCCTAGCCCACGGCGGAAGACCTGAAAATAAAGAACACATCGAGCTGTTAATTAATGTCTCGCGTTCTGGTAAGACTGCCTTAAACGATCTGTACCAGCAAGGCGGATTTTTAAAATCCAGCTTAACCAGCAAAGTAAAAGATAAAACCGAGGACTTGCAAGCGGCCATCTTAAATGAAGGCAAATCCTTTGAAGACGTGCAGGAAAAAATAGACGTTGTTGAATCACTGTCTATGGCAAGAATGCTACAGCGCAAAACCTCATCTGAAAGCAATGCAGTGGAATTTGCCATGAAACCTTTTAACGGCTCATACGAGGTGGCCGAGGTCAACGATGCAAAGTTCCGAGTGCCAACGGCTTATTCGGCCAGCCAGATTGAGAATAGCATTGAGACCTTTCTTAAAGAATCACTGCCCGAAATGGTCAATCAGCGGGATAAAGAAATTTATGAGCTTCAAGATATTGCCGCGCCGTTCCTGAATGAAAGAGAGACTGGCTACAAATTCCGGTCAATAGACGGCAATGTTCTTGTGGATAAAGCCGGAAAGGAAATAGATATCTCGTTTGAGCAGCTTCTTAAAGGACAAGAAAACAAAGAAAAAAAAGAAAAAGAAGATAAATATCGACGTTTTCTTGAAGAAGAGCCGGAGCCACGCTTCTAATGTACGGCTTTTGGAACACACCACAGCAGCAGCGCACAGACTTTGGGGAGTCGCAGGACACCCAGCTTTTCAAACCGCGTACAAGTGCAGTGGTATCGGCTTATGCAGGCGAGGCTTATTACGGGGTAGGAACATATAGAGCCGACCGGACGTTAAGCAGGGTTGAAGAAGCCAAGCAGACGGGCACCAAAATATCCGAAGAACAGTACAAAGCAAACCCTGACCTATACAGTGAGGGCATTCCTTGGACGGAGGGGATGACAGAGGAAAGCGCAAAGGAACTCAAACAATTTAACGATGCTGTTATTGCCCGGCGCAAAATTCGTGCCGAGGCATCTAATTTTCAAAGCATACTTGGCTTTGGCGCAGCGTTTGCCACGGGGATTGTAGAGCCTAAAAACTTTGCTGTCGGGGTAGCTGTGTCTGCTGGTACTGCCGGGCTTGGTTCTATTGGTGCCCTTGGCAACACGGTGAGACGCGCCTATCAACTACGGCGTTCTCTTAAACTTGGCCAAAAAGTAGGGATTGGCGTTGGTGAGGGTATTGTTGCTGGGGCGGTGGTAGAGCCGGGCAACCAGAGTACGGCAAAAGGGCTTTTTCAAGAGTACACACTGCAAGACAGCCTGTTCAATATCGCCACATCTGCCGCATTTGGCGGGATTGTCCCTGCTGTTGGAGCAGCAGCATCAAAGCTCTCTCCCTTCATGCAGAGCAAGCTAGAGCGGTTCCGCAGTAAGGCCACAGAGGTGGTGGCCGATGAGATCGACATGGCCTCTACGCAAAAAGCGTTAGGGCAAGCTGTGAATATTGACGCAGTTGAAGCGCAGGCATCATTGCGCTCAAACGTGGTGCACCTCAAAGACGAGTCCTTGGCTAACTTCATGGCCGCAGCCCGTGCAGCGGACATTAGCTTGCCGCGCATGAAGTTCCTGATGGAGAACGGCATCTCGCGGCTAAAAACCGTTCCCCAAATAGCCGAAGAGTTGAACCCTGTTTTGTTTAAATCTATTAAAGACATAGAGCAAAGATCAGAAAACATACAAACGGCTTTGGATGAGATCGACACCAAAACAAAAGCCATTGAAGAGATTGATGCTAAAATTCAAACCCTGCAACAGGACATGCAGAATCTTAAAGGCAAGGACAAGGCGGAAAAACAAACTGCCATTGACGGCTTACTGAAAGAGAAAGACACGATCCGCAAATCTATTAAAACCTTCCGAGAGCCTGATATTGTCCGCTTGCGCGAGCAGTTAGCGCAGAACAATTTAGAGATTAACAATAAATCAGCCGAGATTGCCGATGTTTTAAAACAAGCCCGGCAAGAACACGCCTTGCAGAAAATTGCCATTCAGGAAGCGGATGACATTAATTTAAACATAATTAAAAATCACAACAAAAACGCTTTTGATTACCGCAATGACACCCTTATCAACTACGACGTTATCGAGCGCGGTCCTACAAAAAACCAGCTTGAAGCGGAAATAAAGCAATCGGACGAGTACCTAGACACAACCGCTGACGAAGAGATTAAATCTATGCGCGACCAAGGAATTATAACCGAAGAAGAGTTTGACGATTACCAAAACGCTGTGAGCACGATACCGGACAAGATGACATCTAAGGCAATGGATGTTATAAAAACATGCTTTACCAGAGGTTGAAATGAGAGATTGCATCAAACGCATTGTAGAGCAATCCGGTTTAACCGAGCCGCAGGCGCGCAAAATGGCTAAGGACGTTGACCAGAAGGCAAAGCGTCGCTCAAAGGAAACTGGGCAAAGCTATGAGGATGCCGTTGACGAAGTTGTTGCCGAAAACTTGCAAACCATCAAAGAAAACGCGGAAATCATCAAGCGCAATTATGCCCGCAACGTCATTTTAAAAAAGAAGAATGAAACTTTTATTCAGGATATGCTTGATAATAAAGAATTTAATCCGTCAATAACACTGGCTTTTCAGGCTATGTTTGAGGGAATTAACACCCCGTTACCCGGCGGGAAAAACTCGCTTGAGGTAAACAAACACGCGGTTCGGGCAACGTACCTAAATGAAATTGTGGGAAACCTGTCAAAAGAAGGACTGCTAAACCTTTTTTCCGACGGCAAGCTGTCTTCTGAAATAGGCCGTGCAGTTTGGGATTTAACTTATGACCAGCCGCCAAAAGGCGGCAACAAACAAGCAAACAGGATCGCCCAGATAATCTACGACGTGCGGGAAAAGCAGCGGTTGCGTCTAATTAAATTAGGGGCCGATATTCAAAAACTGCCGGGGTACGTTATGCCCCAACGTCCCGATCTGGTGGCGATGCGAAAAATGGGTAAGCCCAATTTTATTGAGTTTATGCGCTCACGCCTCGATAAAGACAGAAGTTTTGGCGGTGACTATGAAGACCTTGATAAAGCTCTTTCAAATGGATATGACGCGCAGCTTTCTGGTGTTCGACTTGATGGAGTGTACAAAGCCGAAAAAGAAGATGAAAAGTTTTTCCAGTTTTGGGGGCCAAGCGATCTTGCCAAAAAGCTATCCCAACGTCGGCAATATATTTTTAAAGACTACGAGTCTTGGGAAGAATGGAACAACACTTTGGGAATGCGTAGCTTCCACGAAGGTGTCATTGATTCGATAACGTACAACGCCGACAACATTGCCTTAATGGAGCGTTTTGGCACTAACCCCGAAGCCATGATGAAAGAGGTATATCGCTCGATAAAAGAAAAAAACCGTAACATTGTTGACGCACGGGCTGGAGATGACGACAAGATAGAACAACTTATTACCGGGGCAATGGAGAAACAAAGAATCCCCGCCAACGCAACCTTGGCTACCGTGTCATCAAACATTAGGGCGTATAATATTGTCACAATGCTTGGGAAAGCAATAGCTTCCTACATTGGAGATGTTCCGATTAAAGCTTTTGAGTATCGCAACCAAGGAAAGAATTGGCTGTCGGCTTTAACAAAATCAGTGGTAGATATTGGTTATGGGTTTAAAAACAAGCAGGACCGCATTGAATTTGCGTCTATGTCCGGGGTGTATTTTGAATCTGTTATTGGCAATATAGGTAGGAATTTTAGTCTTAGCGATGATATTAATGGTTTTGCTTCAAAGGCAGTACGATTGTTTTTTAGGCTTAATCTCCAAGCGTGGTGGACGGATGTTCACCAAGGGGGGTTTGTACATACTATGTCGCATTGGCTTGGCCTTAAAGCAGGGCTTGAGTTTGATGCTTTAGACGCAGACACAGCACGATTTTTCAGTCAATACGACATAACAAAAAAAGATTGGGACACCATGCGGGCGGCAGTAACAACCCTTGAGGATGGCCGGGCTTACGTTTTGGCGGATAAAATTTCCGATCAAGCCGTTGCTGAAAAATTATCTGGATATTTTTTTGACAGAAGAGAATCGGCGGTTCTGAATCCCGGAGCTAGAGAAAGAAGAATTTTGACGTTTGGGAACACCAAGCGAGGCACGCCAAGGGGTGAATTTTTCCGGTTAGCTGCTCAATATAAAAGCTACCCTGTTTCTGTTATTACCAAAGTTCTGGGGCAAGCATGGTATGGGCGCGGGAAACCTGATATAGGGGGGCTAATAACATTATTATTGTTAACAAGTGCTTTTGGTTATTTGTCAGGAGTTATGAGCGATCTTTTTAACGGGAAATCGCCAAAAGACCCTTTGAAAACAGAGACTATTCTTGCTTCTATAGCGCGAGGCGGCGGGGCGGGAATCCTGACTGACGTGTTTTTGACTGACTTTTCATCTTACGGAAAAGATTTTTCTTCGTTCTTATTGGGGCCAACATTTGGCAATGACAAAGCAATCAAGTTGTGGTCATCTCTTATTCGCGGTGAAGGTTCAACTCGTGCCGCCGTAATGATGGCAATAAGCTCAATACCTGGGAACAACCTGTTCTACATTCGCGGCCCTCTAGATCATTTGTTGCTGCTTGAAATGCAGGAGCAGATGAACCCCGGATTTATGAACAGGGCAGAACGCGATATGCAGAAAACCTTTAATCAAGAATGGCTTTGGAAATAGTTTTATGATAAAGAAATTTTACACAAAGGTGCCCTTATGACAGTCGGAGCGTTACCAACAATTTTCAGGCTGATGGGCAACGGGGTCACAACTGTTTTTGCCTTTGATAATAACGTACTCGATCAGGATTTTCTTGATGTTAAAATCCTGACACGTTCAACAAGTGCCGTCGTTGAAACACTTACTCTAGGTGTTGACTACACCGTTACCATCGTTAGCAACACAACGTCCAACGTCACCATTATTAACGCGCTTAAGATTCCTTCGGCCACGCAAGATATTTTGTTAACGCTCAATATTCCCGTTACGCAAACACGAAGCTACCCACGCGCTGATATTTTGCCAGCGGCTTCGATTGAAAGCGGTTTAGATAAGCTGACACTCATAGCACAAAACACAACGGACAAAATTGACCTATCTATTAAACTGCCTGATTCTGATATTGGCCTGACAACAACGGTTCCAGATGTGGGGACTCGTGCGGGTAATTACCTAGCGTTCGATAGCTCTGGCAACGTCATTGTGGCAACGGGCACAGGCGGCACAGCTATCAGTGCACCGTTAGTACCGTTTGTGCAAGCGGCCTCCTTGGTTGCAGCCAAAGCGTTGCTGATCACTGCTGGGAGTATCGCCACAGCAGACATCGCCAACAGTGCCGTCACCAACGCCAAATTGGCGACTGGTTCTGTAACACCGGACAGACTTTCCACTGGTGGCATTTATTGGGACGCTTCTGGGAATGTGGGTATTGGGACAACAACCCTTGGCTCAAACGATTTTCTTGTAAGCGAGAGCAAACCGGCGGGCAATGTACAAGCGAACATTGTAAACACAGATACAGGCGG